CTTCATATAATTATACGCTTCTACGAGTGATCCGTAAAGTAAAGCATACGGAGCATTTGTACTTAACCAAGTTGTACCACTATCAGATCCAGCGGTCAAACTTGCGGGTCTGTAATAATAATGCAGTTCTATTGCATAATTACTATTTGGAGTAGGTGCAATTATAAAATTATCTACATCAAATCGTGCATAATATTTTGGTACTCCAGTTGTTGTAGCTGCTGGTGTATACTCTCTTATAAAACTAACATCTTTTTTTAATAAATATCCTTCTGATCCAGCTGTTGTTATTTGTAAAGAAAAAGAGGCTAAATAATCATTAGGTATTGTTAAATACTGATCAGATGCAGTAAAAGCACTTGTTACATTCTTTCTAAAATAATCAAGATCAACAGATTTAAATATCTTTTCTTCAGATGCTTTTATAAAATCATTTAGGTGATTAACAAAAGTTGTTTCACTATTATCTGTATAATCTTGTATTGCTGTCTTTAATTGTGCATATGTAAAACTCATTTACTTCTCCAATGTTACTGGTCCGACTGTGGCTATGTCACCACCAAATGGGATATTTAAAAGACTAGGATCGGCAGAACCTGTACTTCCATCTACAACTGTTACTGTATAGGTTGTTGTTGCAGGAGCTGTACCTGATACATTAATAGTACTACCCATTCCTGAATGATATTGACAGTAATAATATAAGGTAGACGGTGCATTACTAGCAACTGTTATGGTAGTTTTATATGCACTGTCATCTTTTGTAACCCCCGTAGTATATTCTGAACCACTATTATGAGTGCCATCAGATGTTGTTGAAAGCCTCACTGGATGACCTGTTGCAGCAGACCAGTCAAATATATATGTATTACCTCTAGTAAATGATAATGTTGCTTGTTGTGACCCATCTATATAATACAGATTATTACCATACCCATCACCTTGCACTGTCACTGTATACGTTGTTGGAGTTGCTCCTGCGGTAGTATTAATTTGTGCTCCCATTAGTGCATGGTTACTACATTGATAAAATAAGGTAGGAGCTCCATTCGGAACCGTTATTTCTGTATAAGCACCTGCTTGACCAGCTGTGCCATTAACAGTAACACCTGTGTTATATTGTGTTGATTTATTTGCATCTTCGTAAATTCTAATTGGATGACCAGCATTACTACTATCTGCCTGATCAAACCGATATGTTCTTCCTTCAATGAATGTTAATACTACATTAGATGACGCAGTGCTACCATTGATAGCGTATTTATTAGAGGAGCCTTGACCATGATAAGGGTGGTTAAGTGTAGGCGATACTCCACCAATATTAGGTATTGTAAACGTATATTGATCTGTTGTTGTAGCAGTTATTGAATAACCACTAGATGATTCAAGTAGTGCCTTTGTAATTTCACTTCCAAAGCCAACGGCATCTCTAAACCTAACAGTATCACTACTACTTCTTCCATGATTTTTTTCAGTGACTGTTATGGCTCCACTACCAGAATGTAAAAAAGGATTTACACCTAATAATCTTTCTATCGCTGGTTCCGTTCTTGAATCTGGTCTTGGCTCGTACAAAGCTGTTGGATCTGGACCTGGATAACTAGGCTCTAATTGTGGATGTTTAGCTTCGTATTCATCTTTACCTACTTTCAAGCCATTCCATTCTTTTATCATGTCTCTTAAACGGTAGCGAAAACCAGATCGATCTGAATAACCCCATGCTTTTCTGCCACTTGCGTACCTAGCCATTTAGTACCTCATGTAGTCTATATTTGGAGTTAATTTTAAAGGAGTGCTATTTGCATCTTCTGAGGCAGCTCTTTGAAATTCTTCTTCGTAAATACTTTTTAAAATTTGTATTCTATCAGGTGCTCTTTTGATAGATATATAATAAGCAAGACCTGCTGCCATACACGGTAAAAATCTAAAAGGTGCATCTGATGTATTAACCAAAGCATCTGCATCTTGTATTCGTCTTACATAATAATAAACAAGAGTATAAGAGGCATCTGGTGTAGACCATAATGTAATCGTGGGAGTGGTTTGTCTATCAAAGAAATATTGACTTGGTTGACCTGTGCTTGTTTTGTTAGGTATTCTTAGATACTCACCACGGCTCATTTGTGTAAGAGTAAAATCTGTACCAGAACTATTTCTTAGTACAACTTCTAACAAATCAACAAACTCACTCGATAATGTATAGGTAGCAGTTCCAGAGGATACGGCTTTTGTTTCTTGTGTTACAGTCCATAAATTAAGTCCTCTGTTTGCCCAATCTGCAAACATGAGATTTAAAGAACGTCTAGCTGTTTTAGCATCATACCCACTTCTCATTTCTAAACCACATCTTTCGTAGGCTTCTTCGATCAGTTCTCCTACATCTAAATCAAAATCTCTTGAGTTTGAAGTTGCCATTATTTCTTTTTCCTTCTCAATGCCTTGACTCTTCTAGGCTTTCCAGCTGGTTGACCTAATCTATTCTTCTGACTTATTCTACTGCTTTTTTCTTTTGCTGTCATCTCCTTAGTGGTTTTTGGAGTTTTAGAACTAATTCTTTTACTTGGTCTACAATACGGAGTCCCACGCTTTTCACCCTTTTGACGACCACATGGTTTACCAGTCTTGACATCTTTCCAGTCTTCCTTAAACCATCTTTTAAGTGCTAGTCCCTTTTTTGTCTTTCGAACAGCCATTATGAATACTTTGTTTTCTTTCTTCTGCCAGACATTATAGCTCCACAACCTCTAGCTATATTTTTATTATTTGACTTTCGTTTGGTCATCCTAACAACTTTACCTTCTTTGGCGGTCATTGTTTGATTCTTTACTTTTTCAATAGCAGCATTTAATCCACCACCCATAGCTTTCTTTTTACTTTTGTTACCATAGTTTGCAGCACCAACTTTTCTACATTTAGCGATGGCACCTGAGGCATATGCTGATGGAAAAACCTTATATCTGGCTTTTACTTTATGGTAACATGCGTCTTTAGGCATAATATCTTCCTTTCTTTAATTTCCAACAAGTGCAAAAAAACTCTTTTTTCTTACATTT